GTTCCGGCTAGTATTGCAGCTACAACAGGAACAATTACTATATTCTTTTTTACCCATTCAAATTTTGATAATTGATTCTTTTTTTTCATACTACTTTACCTTTGTTCTCACCCTCTTTAATTTTATACCTGCTGGAACCATTTGCATTTATATCTACTTCTTTTTTTAGTTCCTTAACATAACTCATTTGTTTAGCCTGTTTGTTAACTTCAGCTATATAATCTAAAACTTTTTTAGTTACTCTTCCCGTTGCCATTATATTTAAAATCCCTATTTTGATCTTTTAATTTTTCTATGTCAGATAAAACCTTATCCATCTGTTTTGTTAAAAATTCTATGTTAACTTTGTTTAGAGCCATATCTTCTATATGTTTGTTTATACGATCGGTGGACTTATAAAGGTCCTCCAACATCATGTATTGCTCAGAATCAGCGGGCAGTGAACCTAGTTGTCCACGTGGCCATTTAATTCTAAATTCTGTATTCTCCTCTAAATCTTTTTCCATTAATTGTAATCTAGTATCAGCTATGTTTAGCCTCTCAACAATTTGAAAATAACCCATGGTACCAAGGGCGACGATTATAATCAGAGAAGCAACCGTCTTCATTGGCATTTGAACAGCTGCTTCTTCTGATATATTCAATGTTTTTTTACTCATTTTTTATTTTTATCTTGCCAACTAAAAAGCCAACTTACATACCAATCTATCCAGCTTTTTATCTTAGCTTTAATTTTTTTAATCATTTTTCTTTTCCTCCATCTCGTAAAAGAAATTGTCAGTGTCTTCTGTTCGCCACTTCTGTGTATCTTCTACGTTCCAATAGTTAGTTTGTACCTTCCAGTCAGGAATTTGGTCCTTAACAGTGAAGGATGGAATATCCCAAATCAATCTATTATTGGGTTGTGCTGCATAATTGCCGTCATTTAACGCAAGTATGTGGGCGCACTTATGTTCGTGCGGGATCTCAGAATGATCAGTATCTAGTATATTAGGTTCTGGATGTGCAAAGTCAACAGTAAATAAGTATTTGCCATAGTGCCATTTTTTATCTTTGCCTATGTATTTACCAGCTTGTGATTCTAAAATATCCCAAGAAGTAACAGCAGGATAATAACTAAAAGAGTTCCAAAGCTGAAGTTCATCAAGTCTTCGTATGGGTACATCCTCTGGTTTAAAGCCCCTCTGAATAAAAGCTGCAATAGGTAATCTATAAAAGATCGCACCATTCTCCATAATTGCGTGAAACAACAGTGCACGGCCTGTAATACAAGTAACACCAAAGATAACACAGTCTTCAACTTCTCCGTGATGTTTTTTAAGATCATATAAATATTCTCTCCTAATTTGTGCGTACTCTACAGGTATGTTTGCATTTAAATAAGCCATAATTTTTCCTCACTTTATTGTACCCCAGTTTAATCCAGATTCATAGTCAACTTTGTTCTTGACTTCTAATGGGATAGCATTTTCCATTATTGTTTTGATCAGCTCTGCTTCGTGGTCCGTGGTCGAAAAACAAAGCTCATCGTGTATTTGTATGTGTGGCACTATACCTTTTTCATGTAGATCTACCATGGCCTTCTTTGTCATATCTGCAGCGGACCCTTGTATCAATCTATTTAATGCTTTGTATGTGAATGCAGGTGTATAGTATCTTTCAAAATAATTCATGTAATTTGGATCTATTTTGTTTTGTTTAAATTTATCTAACATCTCAGCTTTAAATGCTTCGCGAGCCTGTTCTTCTGTATACAAAGGAACTTCATTGAATCTACCTGTTTCATTATTCCATTCTTTGTTAGTTGTTTCCCATTTATCAAATCTGCAGAATCTATCGTATAGTGTGAATAGTAATTTGTTTTCTTTTGCAAAATTTATTAACTCTTGTGATAATTGTCTTACAAATGGTACACGTCCATGATATTCGTTAAACAGCTCTCTAGCTTGCTCTTTTTCTAAACCTAATTCTCTTTGTAGTTTCATCTTACCCATACCATAAAAAAGACCTAGGTTGATCGTTTTTGCCTGTTTCCTGGAGATATTAGCCATGTCAGCGACTATCTGATGGAAATCGGCATCATCCCTATCAAATTGCTCTTGTAAGCTCTCTGTGCCCGTTAAACACAATTTAATAGCATAGTGCACTACAATACGTGGCTCTTGTTGTGAGTAGTCAAAGCTAGCCCATTTACAGTCATCTTCCGGTATAAAAAGCTCTCTCATCTTCTTACCGATATAACCTTTTGCAGGTATCTGTTGTAGATTAGGATTAGACATACTAAACCTACCAGTAACTGTGCCACCAGTATCAGATCTAATTTGATTTATATCTGCATGTATCCTATCTTCGTGTACGTATTCTAGTAATCCATCTATAAAAGTATTAACTGCTTTGTCATACTCTCTTGCTTTTGCAATCATACGTAAACATTTATTGTTATGTGTTTTAAGATAATCCTTTGGTAGTTGTGGCATCTTAGATTTTGGTGTGACTTTGTAATCTTTTATGCAAAGGTGATCTAATAATTTTTTGATTGATGATGCAGCCCAAATGTCAACTTTAATTGTTGTAATACTTTCTATGGCTTTTATTATCTGGTCTCTACGTTTCTTGAGATGTCTACCAAACAGAATGGCTTTTGACCGATCTATTTTAACGCCTTTAAATTTCATGTCAACCAAACATAAAAATAATTTTGTTTCTAGTTCAAATATTTTTCTACAAGTTTTTTGCTCCCCATCGTCTTTTGTGTATAATATTTCGTCAATTTTTTTATTAAATAATTTCCATAATTTGTAAGTTAAGTTTACATCTTGTTTTGCATACTCTTTTACAATAGATGCAGGAAGTTTGTGCATGTTAGTCATCGGGTCTTTGACTGTACCACCAGACCATTCTAAAGTTTTTTGTTGTAAGTCATACTTGTACTTAGAGTCATTTAAATAATCTTTTGATAATGCATCTAACGAATATCTAAATCTATTCTCATCAATAACAGACGCAGCTATCATAGTGTCAACAATTCTACCCTTAATCATTTTACCTGTTACAGCTCTTATCCAACAGACATCATACATTGCATTGTGAAATACTTTAGTAATCTTATCGTTTTGAAATATCTTATCGTTTAAAACTTGCCATATTTTATTTATTCTTTGATAGTCTATGTCAGTATCAGAATGACGTAAGGGAAAATATGCTGTTTCATTATCTGTTGCAACTGCAATACCACAAACAAAACCATCATTACGTATGGCACCAGACCCTTTGGTTTTAAGATTAGGATCGTATGTTTCTATATCCACTGCAACTGTATCTATATTTTTTAAATTTAGATCTTCTGGTGAATTACACATTATAATCTCTCTCTAATATCATTTCTAAATAGTGTATTGCCTTTTCTATATCTTGTCGCTTTCCCTTCATAGAATGCCTGCAAATATATTTTATAGCATTGCCCTCCGCAAATAATAATTTATTTTCGTTTATAAACTGTGCAGGCTGAATCTTCATGCTGCGGTAGTGTTTGCCACCAACCTGCTCCTCTAGTGACTTGTAAACCACTCCTTTAAACATTTCTTTGTTTGTCATTGCATTACTCCCATTAAAAAAACTGCAATACATATTACAGTTATTAGTGCTATACCGTCCATTATTTTCCTCCTAACGTATATGTACTTTGTGATTGTATGGTCCAACAATCGTATCTTCCCCGACTGTATGCAACATACTTTAATCTTAGTTGTTCAAAATATTTTTCTGGTCTTGTTCTTGTTAAATCTACAATTACATTGTCAAACGTTAAACCTTTTACTGTGTGTATATTTGCGTAGCTAACTCTAGTTTTGCCGTCTAGATCAAAACCTTTTCTTAAAACTTTTTCAATGTAGATAAGTCTTTTTTCATAATCTTCTTTTTTACCTTTTTGTAATCTTATCAATCTAAAATCTTTTTCGTTTACAGAAGTTTCTTTTAGTAATTCTAGTTTTATTAACTCATGAATTGTATAATCTTTTTTAATCCAATCTTTAAATTCATACTCTCCCTTACCATGCATTATTACTTTACTACCCAGGTAATCCCAAAAGTCTTTTATTTGTTGTAATGACATGGGCTTGCCATTTGCAAACTCTGGCCAAAGTTTATGACATCTTAATTCTTTTTTTGGTACATGGGCTGTGTTTCCTACATGTGCAAACTCTATACCATGTTGTTTTAAAAAATTTGTAACAGTTTTTATTGATGAGTTATTACGGAAAGTAAATAAAAATGTTTCTTTAGTGTTTCTTATTTTATCTAACAATATTCTTTGATTAGAACAGTCAGTTGTATAGTTTGGTAATTCGTACTTATTACCTATTATAAGCTGTCCTTCTTTTTCATGTCCTTTGGGATAGTTAGCAGGTCTCCAGGTTCTGTGTGTGCCATAGTGATCCCATATTGGTTTTATAATTTGTTTACATAAATTATTAATAGTTTGACCACATCGATAACCCTGTTCTAGCTCTTCAGCTCCTTTTGATAATTCATAAAAAGTTTCTGCACTAGCTCCTGCAAAGTCAAATATTGTTTGATCTGGATCTCCAACAAACCAATATTCTTTAGTATTAGTTGCCATTTTATCTAATGCTCTTTTTTGTGGTATATTACTATCCTGTGCTTCGTCTACTATTAAAGCATCTATATCAGGGTCATTAGCTTTATGTATAAAATCTTTTATCATGTCCTTAAAATCACAACATAAAGTTTTTGGGTCTTTTTTATATTTTTCGTATTTATCTTGCATCTCTTTAATAATGTTTAAACTGTATGGTTTGTACTCACTTCTCTCACATGTTTTCCAATGTTCCTCTAAGGTCATGCCTTTACCAAAAGCATCGGAGAGATATTTATAAAATTTATGTTGATTTGCTTCAAACTCACTTTCATTGATCCTTTGTAATTTAAATTCAGATTCTTTCTTGCATAAAGCTATGTGGTCTTCATAATCAAATACATCTCTACTTAATACTTTACTTTTACAATATCTATGTATTGTGCATATTCTGTATTTAAAAGTTTTTTTAGTTAGTCCTTTTTCTTTTACTTCTGGTAGTTTTAATATCTCGTCTCTTATTTCATCAGCTGCAACATTAGTATGAGATAGTATTATTATCTTTTCATAAGAATATTTTTTTAACAACTCTTTGTATTTTTTAGTTATAAATTCTGACGTCTTTCCTGTACCTGGAGGTCCTACCATAAAACTAGGCTTTTTCATTTTCAATCTCCTGATAGTCACCTTCTATAATTAAATCATCTCTATCTACTTCTTGATTTAAAATACGCCATGAAACACAAGACTTAGTTCCATACTTACCGTGAATTTTTTTTGCTTTTAATATATTTTGACACTTAATTACTAAATCTACTCTAGGTAGATTTATTTTTTGTCTGTGCAAATAATCTTCAAACTTGTCCAGCTTAAACTCTAAAATACTTTTTTGTATATTGTAATAAGGCATACCAAAGTATGCTAATTCTTTTTTACTTGTATACGCTTTTTGCTCTGAAATATAATTTGTAAAATGTTTTACAAATCTTAAATCTTCCTCTGCTTCTTCTACATATTCCGTAGATTTTTCTCTTGCTTCATATTTTCTACGCATTATTTCTTCAAACTCTGCAGATTTCATTTCTGGTATCCATACGGAAGCCTTGCTAATTACAGAGTCATAGAATAGTTTTTTATTTCTAAGAGTGGGACCGTCTACTGTAATTGTTTTTTCAACGGCCTCACCTTGAACTACAGCGTTTATCTTTACAAAATATCTATCACTTCCATATTCTATTATCTGTCCAATAGACTGTTTTGCTTCTTCACTTGTAGCCTCTTGTACACCAATCCAACTAAATATAGTCGCTATTGTTTTTGTAGAGCACCCAATGATCTCTGCAAGTTTTGGCATACCAAATTTTTTGTTTGCCTTTTTGTGTGAGGTTCCTTTTCTCTTTCTCTTTTCTGCTTCTTCATCTTTTGCTGCAACCGCAATTTTATACACAAAATCATTTATATCCTCTTCTTGCCATTCTGCATGTTTTAATAATACACCAGCTATGGCTGTGCAATAATCATCCCTTTGACCTGAGCTTGCATACGTAATACACAAAGCTGCTGACAAGGCTATCTTACCAAGATCAACTTTAATATTACCTGGGTACTCATCGATACCCTCATACTTAACCCATTTAACAACTTCTTTTGTTGTGTGATATTTTGTTTCTGGAACTAATGTATATTTATTTGCACCATGTCTTATCTCGCAAAGTGTTGCGCCATGACCATAGTCTTTATAATAATTTTCTAATTCTTTTGGTAATGCAAACTTCTTATAGTCTGATGTACCAGACCAAAGATAATGACTTGATGGATTATTTCTTCTACCAAATATTGCACCACATGATTTTATGTGGTCACTTGTAAATCTTTTAACAACAGGATTATCAATATCAA